GCCGCAGGGTCCGCCATTGCCGCATACATCACCACCGGAGAGCCTGAGGAGGCCACCAAATGAGCAACAAGATCACTGTCGAGATCATCCCCGCGACACAGCTTGAGGAGGGCGACATCCTCCTGCGTGATGGTGGCGACACCGTAACGGTGAGTGAGATCCTCATACGAGGCACCAATCACGTGAGTTTCCGGGATGAGGACGGGGGACCGCTCCCCTTCTACGCGTCCCGCGATGTCTTTCGTGTCGTGCCCGAGCAGCAGGAGGAGCCCGCTGAGGAGGAGCCGGTGTGGCCTGACTCCGACTTCATCCGCATCATCCGCGGCACGGAGGACGGCGACCGCATCGACGGCTCCCTAGCGTTCAGGATCAACAGCCTGTATCGCTTCAGCCTCCTCGATGGTCCCAAGGCCGGTTCCTGCGTGCTCCCCTCCTACGACGGTGACGCGATCTACGAGTGGGAGGAGGTCGTGCCCGTCGCCAAGTCCGCCATCCTCGCCGGCCTCGACACCCCCACGGAGGACGATGAGCCCGAGAACGACACCGACGACGTCGACGGCGAGGAGACCGAGGACGAGGACGAGGACGACTGCGACGGGACCTGCCCGTTCTGCACCTTCATGCGGCTCATCTCCTCCGCAGCCACCGGCAAGGGCAAGGAGGACGAGGAGTGAGCGCCACCTACCTCGTTGAGGTCATCACCTTCGACGACCTCCGCCCCGGTGACCGCGTCCTCTACCAGGGCGCCCCAGTCACCATCGCCGCCGTCGGCGTGAACACGGTCCTACGATCCATCGTCGAGGCCACCTACACCACCAGCGACGGCATGGTCGGGTCCATCCCTAAGCTGCTGTGCCCGCCCCTGTGCCGAATCGTCCCCGACACCCCACCCGCCCTGGAGGCCGCGTGAGCACCATCATCCTCACCGCCCTCGCATTCATCATCGGCCGCCGACGGAAAGGAGACAGGCCATGACCAGGCCCGACGCCAGCCTCACGGTCACCGGGTACGCCTCCCGTGACCCCGAGCTGCGGTTCACGCCCTCAGGCACGGCCGTCGCCAACGTCGACGTGCCCTGGACCCCGCGCCGCTTCAACCGGAACACCAACCAGTGGGAGGACGCCGGAGACACCCTGTGGGTGCAGGTGTCCGTGTGGGGCGACGAGGCCGAGGCGTTCGCCGAGAACGTCTTCAAGGGGACGCTCCTGACGGTGACCGGCCGGCCCCGCCTGTCCGTGTTCACCGGCCGGGACGGGACCCCCCGGGCATCCCTGGGGCTCTCCGCTGACGTGTGGGGCTTGTGCCCGAAGACCCCACGCAACAACGGCCAGACGCAGCAGGGCGGAGCGTTCGACTACGCCCAGCGGTCCGGCTACAACGCCCCGGCCGGCGGTAGCGCCGACGACCCGTGGGCCACCGGGGGTCAGTTCAAGGACGAGCCCCCGTTCTAACCACACCACGGGGAGGCCCCAACCCTGGGGCCTCCCCACCAACCCCCTACCAAAACCGGAAGGAAGACCATGAAACTCCGTAACCTCGCCGTCGCCGTTGTCGCTGCCGCGGCCCTCACCCTGGCCGGCTGCTCGGCCGCCGACACGGCATCCTGGAACATCAGCCAGGACTCTGACAACTTCAAGGTGACCCGTCGCGTGACGTTCGTCAACGGCATCACCGACAAGTACCTGTTGACCATCGAGGGCCTGTGCTCCATCAAGGACTCCAAGGAGGACAACTCCAAGGGGCAGCTCGAGGTCACCTGCAAGGTCGGTGACAGCACCTACAAGAAGCACTTCCTGGGCCTGTCGGACAACGTGACCTACGTGGTTGAGCAGACCGAGGCGTCCAAGACCGACCCCTACCACTACAAGGTGGTGTACCGGCCGGAGACGGTGGTCCCGGACATTGACGTCAAGACCAGTGGTAAGGAGGGCTGACCGTGAATCCTGATCGTTCGTTCGGTCAGCGGTTCAGTACCGCTATCGCTTACGTCATCATCGCCGCTACCGGGTTCGCCGTGTTCTCCCTGATCGTGTGGGGAATCGTGGCGATCTGGGTCAAGATCGTAGGAGCCATGTCATGACCAACTGCCCATTCACCGCTGAGGCGGCGCTCTACATGGAGCGCAGTGCCGACTGGGAGCCTGTCTCCCCACTCACCACCATCGGGCTGTGGAGCAATGACCTCAGTGCGATAAGCGACGCTATCGTCCGGATGGGCGAGCTCGGTGAGGATGACGATCGCCGGCTTGTCGTTGCCCGGCGGATCAGGCGTCACCTCGTCGCGGTAGCCACTAACGCGACGTGCTTCCTTCGTGACCTGGGCGTCGAGGATCCGGCGGCCGCGTTCGTCGCCGAGTGGGAGCGGGCGGCGGTCAAGCACCCGGGCATGACGTTGGACTGTGACGGTCCCACCGACGAGTTGCGCTTCTACGCCCTGGCTGAGGAGGTGGGTGAGGTCGCCGCCTCCCTCACCTACGACAACGCCAACAGCACCGGCCACGGGGCCGACACCATTGCCGAAGTCACCCAGGTCGGGGCACTCGCCCTCGCCTGGCTCGTGCGCTACCAGGACGGAGGGGAGCGATGAGCGATTCCATCCTTCAGCGTGAGCTCGACGAAGCGAAAGCCTCCGTCACCGTCACCTATTGGCACCTGTTCCAAACCACCGAGAACCTTCTCAAGGAGATCGCTCGGCTATCCAGCCGCAACGCCCAGCTCATGGCGGAGAACGAGAGACAGCGCGTGCTGCTCGCGGCCCTGAAACGGGAGCCTGTCACACCGCGCACCATCAAAGGCGGAGAAGACTCCCGCGATCTGCCCAAGGGAGTAATGGTTGTGAGCCAGCATGGTGACGCCTGGGGGCGGGAGCGAGACGGCTGGTCGCAGTTGTACTCCTACGACCTGGAGGGGCCAGAGGAGGAGCTACAGGAGAAGTTCGGTCCCTACACCATCGTCTGGGAGCCTAAGGAGGACACCAGTGAGCACTGATGATAAGCGTGTCCGGGACTGCCTGGAGCAGATCAATACCCGCGTTGACAACTGGGCACGAGGAGGAGAGTACGGTCCCGGCGGATTCCCCAAGGACACCGCGCAGAAGGACGTCGCCTTCCTCCTCGCTCACATCGCCGACCTGGAGGAGGAGGCCGACCGTCTCAAGGCGGCCTCCCCGCGCCCGGTGGAGGGTGACGGTAGCGATCTGCCTGCTGGGACCGTCGTCATCGACAATGCCGGCGTCGCCTGGCAGTGCGACGATGGCGGCCTTTGGACCCCCGCCGAATTCAACCCCACAACGACCGACGACCACCTAGAGGCCGCATATGGCCCCTACACCATCGTCCACACTCCCAAGGAGGAGTCATGACCGACCCAATTCAGCAGTGCCCCGCCGACGCCGATGTGATTGCCGCGAGACTGAAGGAATACCTAGGTGCTGACTACTTTGCCGGGGCGATCAAAAATGTCTACGCACTCATCAACCACATCGCCTTCCTTGAAAGGCAGGTAGTCGACCTGAAAGGCACAATCGCCCGCATGCAGGAGGAGAACGCCAATGAGTGACAAGACCGCTATCCTCGACAAGCTCAAGGAATACGAGAAGACAGGTCACTACGACGGTGCGGTTGGCGACATCTACGCGCTCATCCACCACATCGCCGCCCTCGAAGAGGAAGTCGACGACCTCAAGGAAGCCGCCGTCCCGCGCACGGTGGAGGGAGACGGTAGCGACCTACCCGCTGGGACCGTCGTCATCGACAAAATCGGCGACGCCTGGCGAAGGTACCGCCTGGAAGGGTGGGTGCCGACCGGAGATGGACCCTATGACTCCCTCCCGGAATCGGGTGGCCCCTACACCATCGTCTACACCCCTACCCCTAAGGAGAACGCCAATGACTGAAGACACCGTCGGTTTCCAGCGCCGTGAGAACTCGGACCTCCGCCTGGAGGTCGAGCACCTACGAGAGAAGACCGAGCTCATGGGGCAGGAACTTGCCGTCCTGCGTGAGCGGGACTTTCTCGGCCGGCTCCTCGAAGAGCGGCACACGGCCAAACGGGTATCCCTTCTCCCTTACCTCAAGCAAATGGTCGCCGACATCAGTGATGACCGGATCGTTGAGGATGTGAAGGCCGGCCACACTGGCCGTATCGGCACCATCCGCGGCGTCGCCATCGAACTGCTCTGCCAGTTGCAGGAGCTCTGCGATGAGCTTCAGCGGACGCGTGATCTTGTCCCGGAAACCATTGACGGCGGGGAGGACTCGCGGGACGCGGCTGAGGGGATGACCGTCGTCGACCATGACGGTGAAGTCTGGGTCTTCGACGAGGGCGGCTGGGTGCACCTGTACCCATACTGCGAGGAACTGCGACACGAGGAGCTACAGGAGAAGTTCGGCCCCTACACCATCGTCCACACCCCCAAGGAGAACACCAATGAGTGACGAACTGACCTCGAAGCAGGTCATCGAGGGTATCGAGTCCGCCATTACCGACTGGGAATTTGATGGCGACTATCGAGGCTATTGGGATGAAATGGCCCAGCAGACAATGGTCGACGACCTGCGCACCCTCCTCGAAATCACCAAGACAGCCCTAGAGCCGAACATGACCGTCCGATGCCAGAGCAGCATCACCCACCCCGGAGCGACGATGCGCCTCAAGACGGATCACGTCTACATCCATGTCTTCGATGACCAGTTTGCCGTGACGTGCGACCCATGTGGCACTCAGAGCGTGACAGTCGAGGTGACCGGCCAGGTGATGTTCGGCCTGCGGGCACTGCCGGATGACGGCGATATCGTGGAGGGCGTCCGATGAGCACCGTTGACCGTACTGCCAACCCCTACGAGATCGGCGTCGCCTACGTCGACGGTAAGCCCCTCGGCAAGGTCATCCGCTCCGACTTCGTCGAGGAGCCCGACTACACAGGCCCATCCCGGGCCATCATGGAGAGGCTCTTCGAGGAGGACAGGCTCACGCTCTCCGCTCTGTCCTACTGCGAGGGCGGCTACGAGATCACCCGCTCCTACGACCACGAGCGCAACCTCATCGCCACCACCATCGCCCCGTGTAGCAGGTGGCACCCGTGAACGCCCGCCGGGACGTCGCCGATACGACGGCAGACGATATCGCCGATGCCCTGAACATCCTCGCTGCCACCTGCACCTCAGGGAACTGCGTCTACCGGGTGAACGACCTGGAGGTCCGGTCCTCCCGGGATTTCTTCACCGGCAGGGTGGACATGACCATCCGGGCGAGGTTCCTCCCAGGTCCGGCCATGGATCACCTGTCTGTGGGTCTCCTATGACCGGTGACAGTGGGCCGCTGGTGGACACGCAGGCCGCGATCCTCGCCGCCGGGGTCTCCAAACGCACCCTGCACCGCAGGGTCGCCGCCGGGGCCCTCAAGCCCGCTGGCCGGGACCGAAGAGGCCGCACCCTCTACCGGCTCAGCGACGTCCTCGCGACACTCCCCAACACCAGTGGACAAACACTGGACACCAGTGGCACACTTAGGGCCAGTGGGACACCCCTACCCGACGCAGGGTAGGATGCCACCACTCTCCTAACAGGGTGTAAGCCCAGAGGTTATGGGGATTCTAGGGGATTGAAGGGCCCCCACCAGATTGCTGGTGGGGGCCCTTTTCCTGTATAGGGGGTGCGTCGCATGTCCAGTGGACTCCGCCGAGACAGCCGCGCCTGGCGCACCCTCGCAGCGCAGGTCCGCGCCCGCGACAAGGCCGCCGGCACCCCCTGCCGCATCTGCGGCCAACCCATCAAATGGGACGCCCACGACCCCAACGCCGACGACGCCCCCAGCGTCGACCACATCCGGTCATGGCGAGACCACCCCGACCTGAGGCTCGACCCCGCCAACCTCGCCACCGTCCACCAAGCCTGCAACCGCGCTAAGGGCGCCCGCCCCCAAGCGCTCCCCAGCATCGGCAACCAATCCCGCCAATGGGGCCGCCCACGCACCTGAGGAGCAACCGTGGCTCACCCCGCCGACACCTCCATCCTCGCGACCGTCGATGACGCCCTGCGCGCCGCCGACTGGATCACCCCCGCCGACCAGCCCACCGTCGAGCTCCTGCGCCGCCTCGCCAACCGTCTCGACGACCCCGACTTCCCCACCATCGAAGGCCGTTTCGACAACGTCTCAGAGTCGTTGTTTCTCAAGACCGCCGCCGCTCTCGGTCTCACCCCCGAGATGAGGGCCGCCTGGGCGAAGAAGGAGAAGAAGGTCGATGGTGGCAGGCTCGAAACGCTCAGGAAGGGCACGGCCGGCCTACGGGCCGTCTGACGCCGGCGAGTTCTTCGACCGGTGGATGGCCGACGCGGAACGGGACTGCCCGCTCCGTGACCCCGACGCGCCCCGCTACGGGCACAGCACGCCCCGCATCCACACGCCGCCGCTGCGGGACCTGACCCCCGACACATCCGCCGGCTACTCGTGCATCGAGTTCTCACACGACGTGCTCGGCATCCCACTGCTCCCGTGGCAGCAGGAGACCCTCATCCGGGCGCTCGAGCTCAACCGGGCCGGGACACGCTTCAGGTTCAGGACCGTGGTCCTCCTCGTCGCACGCCAGAACGGCAAGTCCACGCTCGCGCAGGCCCTCTGCCTGTGGGCCATGTACGTCCTGGGCGTGAAGATGACGCTGGGCACCGCCCAGGACCTCGACATCGCCGAGGAGCTGTGGAGCGGCTGCGTCGACATCGCCGAGTCCGTGCCCGAGCTGGCCGCCACCATCAAGAACGTCAACAAGGTCAACGGCAAGAAATCCCTCGACCTTCAGACCGGGGAGCGGTACAAGGTCAAGGCCAGCAACCGTAAGGCCGGGCGTGGCCTGTCCGCTGACCTGATTGTCCTCGACGAGCTGCGCGAGCACACGAACTGGGACTCGTGGGGCGCGGTCACCAAGACCATGATGGCGCGCCCCAAGGCGCAGACCTGGTGCCTGTCCAACGCCGGTGATGACGCGTCCGTCGTGCTGATGAGCCTTCGGAAGAAGGCGCACCTGGCGCTCGGTGACCCTGACGGGATCAACGCTGACGACACGGACCTGACCGCTTCCGGCGGTGACTCCCTGTGCTTGATCGAGTACTCGGCCGCGCCGGGACGGGCCACTACGGACCGTGACGGGTGGGCTGAGTCGAATCCGTCGCTCGGGTACACGGTCGAGGAAGCCTCCTTGGAGGCTGCTGAGGCCACCGACCCGGAGCCCGTGTTCCGCACCGAGTGCATGTGTCAGTGGGTCGACGTCATGGCCGTTGGCCCGTTCCCTGAGGGTGCTTGGGAGGCGTGCACCGACCCGCGGGGCATCATCCCCGATGACGCCCCGATCTCCTACGCCGTGGACGTCTCGTGGGACCGTGGCGCGGCCTACGTGGCGGCCTGTGGCCCCCAGGCCAGTGGCCGGCTTCAGGTGGAGATCGTGGCCGCGCGCCCCGGCCAGGGGTGGGCCGAGTGGTTACCCGAGTGGTTCCGGGGGTTCGTGGACGCCGACAACCCCGCCCGCGTCGTCGTCCAAGGCAAAGCCTGCCCAGCCGCGATCCTCGTCGACACGCTCGCTGAGGTCGAGGGGCTGACCGTCGTGCCCTGGGTGGGCGGTGACCTGGGGATCGGGTGCGGCCTCATCTACGACCAGGTCGCGGCCGCCACCCCGGACTCCACGTCCAGCCTGAAGCCCCTCGCACACCGGGGCCAGGAGGCCCTGAACCTAGCGGCCCACACGGCCGCCCAACGCTTCTACGGCGATGGCTGGTACTGGGACCGCAAGAACTCCCCTCAGGACGCCGCCCCGCTGATCGCTGCGACCGAGGCCCTGTGGGACCAGATCACTAACGCTCCTGAGGAGCCCGCCTCGTCGATCTATGAGGCGGGCCCGCTACCGCTCACCTGAAGGGGATGAATGCTCGTGCGCCGAGACAAGACGCTCACCCGCCTAACCGGCGCTAAGGTCCTCGTCCCCGTCGACGGGGAGACCGTGCGCGGCACCCTCGCCGCGGTGGCCCCCGCATGGGTGACCCTCACCGACTGTCAGGCCGGCGACGGCACCACCATCGAGGGTGACCTCATGGTCGCCCTGCCCCTGCCCTGGGTGCAGGTGATCCGATGACGCGTTTCCAGACTCTCGATGCCCTGGCCGCCAACCACGCCGGGAACACGGTCCTCGACGTCGTCGACCCGGGTATCCCCCTCGTCGACTACGACGCCTCGGACCGGGACGCCGCCTCCGTTGCCGCCGCCTGGCGCACACAGCCGGCCATCCGCAAGGTCACCTCGTTCATCGCCGCCAACGTCGCCTCCATCCCGCTGCACGTCTACGAGCGTGTCTCCGACTCTGACCGTCAGCGCGTCACCACGGGCGCCCTGGCGCAGGTGATCGGGGCGCCCAGCCCCGCGATGGGCGCATACCGGTTCTGGGAGCGCGTCATCCTCGACGGGCTCCTCTACGACCGCCGCGCCGTGATGATCGTCGACGACGGCGACCGCACCGAGCTCGTGCGCATCCCACCAAGGCGGTTCCGCATCGTGTCGGACGGCCTGGACCGGGTCAAGGCCGTGCGCATCACCACCGGTGACGGGCAGGTCAAGGACATGGACCCCGCCGGGTTCCTCCTCGACGTCGGCTACTCCCAGTCAAACGGTAAGGGCCTGTCCCCGATCACGACGCTGGCGGCCCTGCTGCGCGAGGCCGCCGAGGCCGTCGAGTACCGGCGCGCCGTCATGCGCAACAGTGCCCGGCACACGGGCTGGATCAGCCGCGCAACTGAGTGGCCGAACCGGGACGCCCGGAACAACTTCCTCGAGTCGATGCGGGCGTTCCGCTCCGGCGGTGGACGCGAAGGCGGCGACCTCCTCCTCGATGAGGGCATGGAGTGGCACGACCGCTCCTACAAGCCCACCGACATCGACGACCTGGACGCCCGCACCCTGACCAACATCGAGGTGGCGGGCGCCTACCACATCGCCCCCGAACTGCTCGGTGACCGTCAGGGCAATTATTCCAACATGGAGTCGATGAGGGAGTCCTTGTACCGGGACAACCTCGGCCCCTACATCCGGGCGTGGGAGGAGATGTGCGCCCCGCTGGCTGACCGGCTCAGTGACGGGCGGGCTCTCTACGTCGAGGCGCACCTCGACGCGAAACTGAGGGGCTCCTTCGAGGAGGCCGCGGCCGTGTTGCAGACGTCGACGGGTGCCCCGTGGATGACTCGCAACGAGGCCCGCGCTCGCCTGAACCTGCCGGCCGTTGACGGCGGGGACGAGCTCATCACCCCGCTGAACGTTCTGGTGGGTGGTCAGGCGTCCCCGACGGACTCCGGCACCCAGAACGAGGGGCCGGACACTGACGCCCCTAAGGCGGCCGCCGGCGTTCAGGTGAAGTCAGCGGACCTCGAGGGCGACTGGCCCACCAGGGCTGAGGACGCCCTCAAGCGCCACTACAGCCGTCAGGAGCGGGCCGTCATGTCCGCTCTCGGCGCGAAGGCCGACGGCTGGTGGGACCAGCCCCGGTGGGACCGGGAGCTCGCTGAGGACCTGTACCGGCTCGCTTCCGCGTGCGTCGACCAGATGGGCCGTGAGGCGTGTACCCGCCTCGGGTTTGACCCGGATGAGGACTGGAGCCTGCCGCGCACGCAGGCGTACCTCCAGGCTGTCACGAAGGCCCGCGCCCGGTGGGTGAACGAGGCGACTCGCCGGCAGATCGAGGCCGTCCTGGCTGAGGCTGGCACGGAGGGCGTGCCCGCCGTGTTCGACCGTGCCCGCTCCCAGCGGGCCGCTGCCGGGGCCGGCGCGTTCGTCGCTGCCATGGGGTCGTTCGCGACGGTCGAGGCCAGCAAGCAGGCCGCCCCCGGCCGGTGCACCAAGACCTGGATCACGGGCCGTAACCCGCGGCCCACGCACCTGGCGATGAACGGGGAGACAACGCCCGCGTGGACGGACTTCTCCAACGGCCTGTCCTGGCCCGGTGACCCGGCCATGGGGCCGGATGAGTCGGCCGGCTGCAACTGCACCGTTTCCGTAGAGATCACGCACTAAGGAGGGCTCCTCGTGGAGTTCAAGACCACCGGCACCCTGAGCCGGAAGACAGACGGCGACGGCGACCATGCCGGGTTCGTCGGGTACGCGTCCACGTGGACGAGGGACCCCGACTCCTACGGCGACGTCGTCGCCAAGGGCGCGTTCACCCGCACCCTCAAGGAATGGAGCGAGAAGGGCCTGCCCATCCCCGTCCTATGGGGGCACAGGCTCGATGACCCGAAGTACTTCATCGGCGCGGTCAAGACGGCCAAGGAGGACGACCACGGCCTGAAGGTCGACGTCGACCTCGACGCCGACTCCCCCACCGCCGAGCACGTGCGCCGCCTCCTGAAGAGCGGGGCCGTCGCACAGATGTCCTTCGCGTTCGATGTGCGCGACTCCGGCGACATCGAGCTCGACGACGGACGCAAGGCCCGCGAACTGCGGGACCTCCGCCTCTACGAGGTGAGCGTGGTCCCGATCGGCGCGAATCAGGACACGTCCATCGAGACCGTCAAAGCCCCCTCCGACGGGGGCCTCACCAGCGAGGAGATCACCCAGATACGGGCGCTCCTCGCCTCCCAGACCGCCCCCGAGGAGGGGGAAGCCGGCAGCAACACCGACGACGACGCCGAGGCCCCTGAGGGGCAAGACGAAGACCCGGTGAAGGCCGCCGCGCGACTCAACACCCAAATCGCAGTCCTCTTCATTGAGGGAGAAAGGAGCGCTGCATGAGCACGCTCATGGAGGCGCGCGCGGTGGCCCTGAAGGCCGCCATGGACGCCCAGAACGCTATGAACGCAGCAGGCGACAACCTCACCTACGAGATGTGCAAGGAGGTGGAGAAGCGCGTCAACGAGGTCAAGGAGATCGACGAGCGTATCGCCGCCTCCAAGTCGGCGCGCGACATGATCGCGTCCCTCGGCAGCATCCCGGAGGACAACACCTACGAGCCGGGCGAGGAGTCCGGCATGAAGGCCGGCACCTTCGGGGAGCGCTACGTGCGCTCCTCCACCTACAGCGAGTGGGCCAAGGCCCACCCCTCCGGCCTCGGTGAGGGCTCCAACCTGGCCCTTCCCGGCGTGAAGATCGGTGACCTCGAGGAGCTCCTGATCTCCCGTAAGGCCAACGGTCAGGTGCTCGCTACCCCGGTCGCGCACATCGCCCCGACCCGCTACCCGATGGTTGACATGGTCGACCGCCGGCCCCTGACTCTCCTCGACGTCATCGGGCACGGCCAGATGGCGAACGCCTTCGAGTACGTGCAGGTCACTGCCGTGTCGAATAACGCCGCCATCGTCAAGGAGAACACGCAGGACACCGACCCGCTGAAGCCGACGTCAGACATGACGACGGTTCTTGCCGACTGCAAGCCCTACACCTTCGCAGACGGTTACGAGGTCACCAACCAGCTGCTCTCCGACGCCCCGGCGTTCGCCGCCTACATGAACACCGCGGTCCGCTACAACCTGGACACGGTCATCGAGGACAAGGTTCTCAACGGCACCGGCACCGAGGAGCCCAAGGGCATCCTGAAGACGACCGGCGTGCAGGAGAAGACCTACACGGCCGGGACCGATGCCATGGACCTGGCGAAGGCCGTGCGCGGGGGCCGCACCAAGATCACGAACGTTGGTGGCGTTGCCACCGCCGTGATCCTCCACCCCGAGGACGTCGAGGCCCTCGACCTCATGCAGGACGCCGACAAGCGCTTCTACGGGCTCGGCCCGTGGGGTATCGGCCCGCGCACCCTGTGGGGTGCCCCCGTCGTCGAGTCCTCGAAGATCACCAAGGGCCAGGCGCTCATGGGTGACTTCAACCAGGTCCAGCTCCTCGACCGTGAGGGCCTGAGCGTTGTCGCCTTCAACCAGCACAAGGACTACGCGGCTCGTAACCGCGTCTACGTGCGTGCCGAGCTCCGTGCCGGCCTGGTCATCTGGCGCCCGAACCGCCTGGTCCTGGTGAAGGCCGCGTGATGGGTGTCGACGACGGGATGGTCACCCTCAACGGGGTGCGGTACCGGCTGGATGACGCCATCGCCTGGGGTCTCTACGACCCTGAGCCGCAGGGACGTCACGTCGCCCCCGAGGAGGGGGCCACTGAGGGCGAGGAGGGGCCGGAGACGGCCGCCGCCCCTGCCCCGGAGAACAAGGAGACGCAGCCCAAGGCGCGTCCCACCGCGAAGGAGTGAGGACCATGCCTGACGCCCTAGTCACCCCTCAGGCCGTGGCCGAGGCGTCGGGCGGGCAGGTCCCCGAGGGGGACCCCAGGCTCCCAACCTTGATCGCCGGGGCCACTGACGCTATCCGCCTGTGGTGCGGGTGGCACGTGGCCCCGGTGATCGAGGAGACCGTGACCCTCGACAGTGAGGGGTCAGCGTCGCTGCGTCTGCCCACGGGCCGGCTGGTTGCCGCCACCGGCCTGAAGGTCGACGGCGTACCGGTCCCGGATGACGCCTGGGACTACTCGACGGCCGGCATGATCCGCCTCCGCCGTGGGGTCTTCCCTGACCGGTTCCGGGCCGTGGAGGTCACCATCACGCACGGCTGGCCGCAGGCCCCGTCCCTGGCGGCCGTCATCACCCGGTCTGTCCTGTCCGCGTGCGCCTCCCCCATGGGGGCCACGCGCGAGCAGGCGGGATCCATCTCAGCGACCTGGGCGCGGGCAGGCATGACCCTGTCCGACACGGACCGCCGCGAGCTCGCCCCATACCGGCTCCAGCACTGGGCATAGGAGGTCGCCGTGCTTCCGTCATTCGCGAGACAGCGCGTCACCATCGTCACCCCTGGCCAGCGGGAGGAGTGGGGGCAGGTCACCACGGACTGGGGATCGGCGACCACCACGGACGTCACCTGCGTGTGGGAGGCCACCCAGGCCACCGTCCACGGCGTAGCCACGGGCGACGTCGACGCCGGGCAACGCACCGTCTACCTCAACCCCGGCACGCCCGTCAGCGGGGAGTGCCGGCTCCGGTTCCCCGACGACCCCGGCCACGACTGGGTGATCGTCGGACTGCCGATCCCCAACCAGTCGCCCACCGGGCGCCTGTCGCACATCGCCGTCATCACGAAACGCTGGGAGGCCGCCCAATGAGCAAGGTCAAGGTCGTCATGAATCCCGCCGGGGTGCGGGCGCTCCTGAACGCGCCCGGCGTCGTCGCTGACCTGGATGCCCGCGCCGAGCGCATCAGGGCGGCCGCCGGCCCCGGATTCTTCGTGCGCCGACGCGACAAGCGCATCAACCGGTACGCGGCCCAGGTGCGTACCGCCGACGACGAGGGCCGCAAGGCACAGGCGGACGGCAACGTCCTCATGAAGGCCCTGGACGCTGGCAGGTGAGCGGCATGGAGCAACCAGACATCATCGACGGGCTCCGCCGCTACCTCGCTGAACGTCTCGCCGGCGTCCCCGTCTACGGGTTCCTGCCGAGGGACCCGCCCGGCCGGTTCGTCCTCATCGACCGTGTCGGAGGCACCCGTGACCTGGCCGTGGACGCTCCACGGATCACGGTCGAGGCGTGGGCGCCCACCAAGTCATCCGCGTACGCGCTCTGTCTCGAAGCCAGAGCCGCGATCTTCAACCCGATGCCGCCCCTACCGGGCGGCATTCGTGTCATACGGCGAACCGAGGTCGGTGGCCCCAGCCATGAGCCGCCGACCACCAGCGGGTGGGACCGATACCGCTGGACCGTCGAAATCAGACACCAACTCACCCGCTGAAAGGAAAATCCGTGTCCTACGAGAAGCTCAACGCGATGCAGATCATCACCGCTGGTTCGGATGATGACTGTGTTGCTCTCGCCCCGGCCGGCACCAAGGCCCCCACCACCCTCGCCATCCCCGCCACCTTCAAGGAGGTCGGTTGGATCGACAAGGACGGCATTGAGTTCACCGCTGACGACTCCGTGGACAAGCGGCGCGCCCACCAGGGCAACCGCGTCTACAAGGTGCAGATGACCGAGTCCGACTCCGGGGTCACATTCACCGCCCTCCAGTCCAACATCGACACGCTCAAGCTCCAGTGGCTCGTGAAGTCGTCCTCGGAGGACTCCGGCGTCATCAAGCACATCCTGTCCTCGTCCCGGAAGGTCGAGAACGTCGCGATCATCGTCTACGCCGAGGCCAACGGCCACAAGTACCTGTGGCACTGCGAGAACTTCCAGATCGGTGAGCGTGAGGGATTCAAGCTCGCGAACACCGACGACGTCGCCTACAAGATCACGGGCACGTTCACCGGCGACATCACGATGCTGACGGACGACCCGGCGTTCAAGGCCGCGTAACAAATCTCCTCCTGGTGGGCGACTTTGGGTCGGTCCTCGCCCACCAGGAGGCACCCCCGTCTGACCGGCCCCGACCTAGGAAGGACCGACCATGAGCAAGAAAAAGAAGAACCGCAACCGCCCGTACCGTCAGACCGCCCCAGGCGCGACCGCACAGCGCGCCGCTGAGGCCGGCGCGGCCGTCCCCCAGGACCGCCTACAGCAGGCCGAAGCCACCGGAGGCACCCTGGTCACCGACTACAAGGGCTTCCACATCGAGGTCACCTCTGACGACCTCGACGACTACGAGGCCATGTCCAAGCTCACGCAGAGCGTCCCCGGCCCGTTCCTCGAGATCGTCATCCCCGATGAGCGTGAGCGGGCCCGGTTCCTGCGTGAGTGCTGCGCAGACGAGAACGGCAAGGTCCGGTTCACCCTCGCCGTGCAGGCCGCCATGGAGATTTTCGAGGCGCTCGGCATGGGAAACTGACCCGCCTGCCCATCCTCCTCAGGGAGGAGGGGCAGGCCATCGAGGCAGACCTCCAACGCTACTACGGCGTTGACCTGCTCGACCTGTGGCGCGGGAAACTCACGATGCGACGGTGCATGGCCCTCATTGAGGGGCTGCCCCCGGGCGCCACCCTCTACCGGCGCACCGGGGGCTCGCTCGCCTGGTCCGACGAGACCACGGCCGCGCTCAGCGCCGGTCACAGCGTCGTCACCGCCCTGGTCGCTCTACTCGGCGACGACAAGGCGAAACCACCGCCGCCACCAGAACCACCCCCGGTCGGGTGGCGCAAGACCCAGGAAGACGATGCCGCCTGGGAGGCCGAGCGCCTCCGCCGGTTCAAGGCGAGGCAACAGAAAACCGCATAGAGGATAGGGGGCCAGCATGGCCGGAGTCGCCGGAGGAGCCATCGAGCTCGCAACCGCCTACGTCCAGCTGGTCCCCTCCCTGCGGGGCGCCCCTGAGGCCGTCGCACAGGCGTTCTCAGGGGCCCCGGCGCAGAAGGCCGGCCAGAAGGTCGGCGACCGGATCGTCGACGGCATCGGTACGGCGATCCGGCGCGGCGGGCAGATTCCGGCGGCCCTGTCGGCCCTGGCGTCGAAGTCGGCGGCGGGGTTCAGCGCAGCCACTGACGCTGCCCGCCTTGTGGGTCAGGCGTTCGCCGCGTCCAGCCGTATCGCCGGCGAGGCCGCCGGGTTCATCAACACTGCCTGGCAGGGGACGTTCACGCGCCTCGCGCCCGGCGCGGCGAAGGCTCTGGCCGCTATCCAGGCGCACTTCCAGGCGGCTTCAGGCCGTATCGGGGCTGTCTGGCAGGCAGCGACCGCCAACCTGGTGCGCGCGTTCAGCGCGGTGTCCGCCCCGATCTCCGCGGCCTGGCAGCGTGCCACCGCCCCCATCGTCAGCGGCTTCCAGTCCGCTGTCAACGCCGCGCGGGGAGCCGCATCCAGCGTCGGCAACGCCTTCTCTGGTGTCGCGTCCCGCGTCGGTGGCGTCTTCCAGAAGTTCACCGCCCCCATCAGTAGCGCCTTCTCCTACGTCGGCGCGAACCTGCGCGCTACCAGCGGCGTGATCGGCAACGCCCTGTCCGGTATCCAGGCGACGTGGTCGTCTGCCTGGGCGAAGATGCCGGCCCCGGTGCAGGCGCTCCCAGGGAAGATCGGCTCCGCGTTCGCCAGCGTGGGCGGCAAGATCGGCTCCGCGATCTCCTCCGGCGCGTCCGCCGCCATCAACGCCGCCGCCTCCCTGTCTACCGCCGTCGGTAACGCTCTCCAGGGCGCTATCAGCACCGGCGCGAAGGCCGCCGGCGTCGCTGTTGCTGGGCTCGCATCCGTCATCGGCGCGAACCTCGGCGGCGCGGTCCAGCGCGCCGACCAGCTGTTCACCTTCCCCCGCGTCATGGCCAACATCGGCTACTCGGCGGAGGAAGCGGACAAGCAGATCAACCGCATCAGCGACTCCCTGGACGGCCTGCCAACAGCCACCGACGACATCGTCAGGATGGTGCAGGGCATCGCCCCGCTGACCGGTGACCTCACGAAGGCCACGGACATCTCCCTGGCGATGAACAACGCCCTCCTCGCTGGTGGTGCGTCGACGACGCTGGCCGCCAACGCTATGGAGCAGTACCGGCAGCAGATGGCCGTCGGCAAGGTCGACATGATGGCCTGGCGCTCCATGACGAACGCGATGCCTGGTCAGATGAACCAGATCGCTCAGTCCATCCTCGGCGCGGAGAGCAACTCGACGCTTTTGTACGCCGCGATGAAGGATGGCACCGTCACCTTCGAGGACTTCAACAACGCGTTGTTGAAGCTTAACTCGGAGGGGATGGAGGGTGTTGCGTCTTTTGACACGCAGGCGCGTACCGCAACCCTGGGTATCGCGACGGCTTTCACGAACGCGGGTAACCGCATCAGGAAAGCCATGTCCGCAATTATTAAGGCCATTGGCGTCGACGTAATCGCCGGCAAGATCAACACCATGACTGAAGGGATTGTTGGTTTCGGTGAACGCGTCGGTGAGGCGATCATCAAGCTCAAGAGCTCGGGTGGTTTCTCACAACTGGGGCAAACCCTCGGCGGGCTGACGCCGATCATCGGCGGCCTGGTGGGCGCCCTCGGCCCACTCCTGACACAGATCCCGCTCATCGGCGGCGTGTTCTCTGGCCTGACCGGCCCCGTCGGCATCGTCATCGGCCTGTTCACGTCGATGATGATGCACAGCCAGCTGCTACGCGACGCCATCTCCGGGGCTTTCAAGACCCTCGGAGAGGCGTTCCAGTCGCCGGCGATCTCAGGGGCTCTCCAGGCGCTCGGCTCCCAGCTCGGGACCATCGCCGGCATCCTCGGTGACTCCCTCGGCTCGGCGCTGAACGTCGTGGCACCCCTGCTCGCGAACATGGCGCAGGTCATCGTCCCGGTTCTCGCGCAGGTGTTCGGGCAGCTGGTCGCAGCGGCCACGCCGATCGTCACCTCGATCTTTGGGGCTCTCACCCGTGTCATGGCGGCTCTCCTGCCGCCGCTGACACAGATCGCGGCGACGGTCCTGCCCCTCCTGGGGCAGATGTTCTCCATGGTGGCCGCCGCCGTCGCACCGGTGATTGACCAGATCGCGAACATCCTGGTGCAGGCGCTGAACCTGCTCATGCCGATTCTGATGAACCTGGTCAACGCGGTCATGCCGGTGATCGTGCAGGTGATTGCTGCGATCATGCCGCCTCTCCAGCGGGTCATCTCCGCGGTGATGTCCGTGATCTCGGCGATTCTGCCGCCCCTGGTGTCCATAATCGGGACGGTCATCAGCGTCATCACGCCGATCATCGCGGCGGTCCTCCCGGTCCTCGCCCGCCTGATTGGCACGGTCATCAACTGGATTTCCTCGTGGATTTCCGTCATGTCCAGTGTCCTCGTCCCGGTGATTAACGTTGTCGCCTCTGTCATTAACGTGTCAGTGCGGGCCATGGGCGCGGTCTGGATGTGGCTGTGGAACAACGTAATCAGTCCGGTCATTAACTGGATCACCAACAAGATTCAGGGCTGGTCTGATTTCCTGACCAACACGGTGAAGCCGGCAATCAATACTGTCGTTAATGGCATCAAGGATGCTTTCAACGGCATGAAGGACGGCATTTCCAACGCCTTCGATAAGGTGAAGGGTGCGGCCGCTAAGCCCATCAACTTTGTCATCAATACCGTTTACACGAACGGTATTAAGTGGCTTGTTGACAAGGTCATGGAGAAGCTCGGTCTTGAGCTGCGGATGCCGACCGTCAGCCCGATCGCCGGGTACGCGACTGGTGGTGTCCTGCCGGGCTACAGCCCGGGCAAGGACATCTACCACTTCGTGTCCCCCGACGGTGGCGGCTCCCTGGCCCTGTCCGGCGGTGAGGCCATCATGCGGCCCGAGTGGACGCGCGCCGTCGGCGGGCCCCGCATGGTCGCCGCGATGAACTGGGCGGCCCGCCGTGGCCGCCCCATCCCCGGCGGGGATGCTGGCATCAGCGCCTTCGCTGACGGCGGTATCTGGGGCTCCATCAAGTCCGGCGCGAAGTCCGCATGGGACTGGGTCTCTGACAAGGCGTCCAAGGCGGCCGACATCATCGCTGACCCCCTCGGCGCGGTCGAGAACCTCATCCGGGTGCCGGTGAACAAGCTCATCGACGGCGGCAACTTCGGTGGCGCTTTCTGGGAGGCTGGCAAGGCCATCCCCAAGAAGATCATCGACGGTGTCGCGGACTACGTGAAGGGCAAGACGGAGCACATGGTGGCGTCCGACCTGGTCGGACAGGCCCGCCTGGCGATCGGCACTCCCTACGTGTGGGGTGGCGTCGACGTGCCCGGCGGCGTCGACTGCTCGGGCCTGATCGTGTGGGCGCTTCGCGCGCTCGGCCACAACGTGCCCCGTCACACGGCGTCAACGTTCCAGGCGGCTTCGACGCCGGGCAACCCCAACGTGCCCGGCACGCTGCTGTTCTGGGGTGGCTCCGTCGGTGGCGGGGGTGCTCATCACGTCGCCGTCGCTTCCGGCAACGGCATGATGATCGAGGCCCCGACCTTCAATGTTCCGGTTCGGGAGATTCCCATCTACGGGAGCCCGAGCGCCGGCATCTTCAAGTACGACAGCGGCGGTTGGCTCCAGCCGGGAACGCAGGTGGTCACCAACCAGACCCGGCAGCCGGAGGCTATTTTCACGGGCGGGCAGTGGTCCAAGATCGACCAGCTCCTAGCCCGCGAGAACCACGCCCCGGACACCCTGGTGATCCGTGACGTCGATGACCGGCTCATCGGCCGGATGAAGGTGGAAGCGGAGCGTGTCGCCATTGACGCGTCCCGCGACGACTGAGAGGAGCTGCCATGGCGCTCAAGGGCTGGATCGGGGCCGCGTCGGGCCTGCCGTCACTGCTTGTGGACGGGCCGGCCAAGGTCACTGCGGATGATCGTCTGCTCGCCGTCGTCGGCCAGGGCCAGCACCTTGTGGCTGACGGCCTGGCCGCGCCCGGCGTCGAGACCACCTACCGGGCGGGTGACGACACTGTGTCGCTCACCCGCCCTGTCGGGGACTGGTATGGGGTGCTGGTGGCCGGGGCTGACGGGCGCTCCGCCCCCGGCCTGGCCTACGAGCACAACGGTGACCCGCTGGACTGGGACTCGACGGCGTCACGCGTCGCCGGGGTCACCCGGTGGGCCATCCGTGACGAGCCCATGACCGGCACCGGCGTCGTCACCTGCACCCCGGCGACCGAGCCGTTCCTGTGGTGGGTACTCCAGTCGCACGCCCCGATCATGCTGATACCGACGATGCCGGTACCGGGCGTCCCACCGAGGACCGTCATCGTCAACGGCGTCACCCGGAAGCGGGTCACGGGCGAGCTCATCGAGGTCACCATCAAATGGATCGAGCACGAGCCCCGCGCCGAGAACACGCCGCAGGGTGCCGTGCCCGTCACCACCTGGGGTGAATGGGCGGACTACGGCGAGGCACACCCGGACACTCCGGGCTGGCAGGCATGGTCCGCCCTCGAGGTCGCCAAGCGCGTGCAGGGGATGCCATGAGACCCGGCCCGTCCACTGAGGCCCTAGCCGGGCCCGTCGCCGTCGGAGCCAGGATCGACGTCCACCTAGGCGGCCGTGTCCTCGCCGTCGACGTCCCCTGCGAGGACGTGCAAATCGACTGGGCGTCCGACCGTGTCGTCCCCGGGAAATTGACCTACACCTGCCCGTCAGGGTGGGTGCCCGAGTCACCCGGTGCAGCCCTCAACAACTACGGACAGCGCAGCCATGTCACCGCCATCCTCGAGACCCGGGAGGGCCGCGACGAGGTCGACCTCGGATGGTGGCAGCACCAGTCCTGGGACGAGCAGGACAACGGGTCGGTCAAGGTCGAGGCGCTGGACCTGATGCAGCTCCTCGAGCAGGACCCGATGCCCTGGCCCTCGTCCCCGCCCCGCGGCGCGACAGCCCTGTCTGAGGCACAGCGGCTCGCCGGCACCCTCCCGGTGGTGCTGGACCCGGGCGCCCCAAACCCGAGAGTGCACCCGAACACCCAGTGGGGTCACAGCAGGTCTGAGGCCATCCGGGACCTGTGCCAGGCACGGGGACTCAACTACGCGGTGAAGGCCGACGGGTGCCTGCACCTGTGGGCACAGACCGACGGCTCCGAGCCGGTAGCCCGCTACAGCGGGCGTGACCTGCTCGTGGAGGCGCCCCGCAAGAGCGTGGAGCGCCGCCCGAACCGGTGGGTCGTCGTCGGCAGCCCACAGCAGGAGGACCAGCGGAAACCGGTCATCAAATGGACCGGCACCGCCGTATCAGCGTCCTGGCCCTACGAGCCACACCTCTACGGGTGGGTCACGGACCGGCGCGAATTCAACGCCGCATCGTCAGCGATCGCGGTCAGGAAGGCGGCCGGCACCTACATGCGTCACGCCCTGGAGGCCGCCTCCAAGCGGTCGGTGGCGATCGCCGCTGACCCCCGCCTGGAGGCCGGCGACGTGATCGCAGTCCACACCGACGGCGGGGAGGTCATCGTCGGCAAGGTCGTCGCCTACAGCCTGCCGGTGGACAAGCCCGGTGGGCACATGAGAGTCGACGTCGAGGAGCTCGCATGGTGAAGCCGAATCTCTGGCTGGACCGCAAGCCGTCCCCCAGGACGTCGACGGCGTCGCAGCAGGCGTCCTACGGCTCCGGCAGCCAGGCGGGCACGTGGGCCACTGGCCGCGTCCTCGACGTCCTGGACGGCGGCATGGTGCGCGTCGAGCTGCCGGCCGATGACCCCGTGAGCGAGGTCGTGGCCCCGGCCGACGGCGGCGTGACCGCGGTCGGCGCTGAGTGCGTCTGTCTCCAGGACGGCACCGGCCGCGTCTACCAGGTGGTCTCACCGGCCGCCCTGCCTGAGGGCGGCCAGGCCCGGCCCACCGGGGTGACGGGGCAGATCGCCCTGGAGGCGGCCGGCACCAAGGCCGAGCTTGACGCCGCCAAGGCTGAGATCGAGGCGGCGCAGAAGCGCCTGGCCGACGAGGTCAAGGCCGCGAAGGACGCCGCCACCACGTCGGGTGAGGCGGCCGCGAACGCCCTGAAGCGGGCGATCGGCCGCGTGACCGTCGCCCAGACTGCCCCGGCCGAGCCCGCCGACGGCGACCTGTGGGTCGCGACCAACGCCGACAAGCAGGCCACCGGCGTCAAGGTATGGTCCGCCGCCGCGAAGACCTGGCAGGACTACCTGTTGGTTGCCGGCCGTGTTCTCGTGCCCGGCAGTGTCGGGAGCGTGGAGATCGCCGACGGCGCGGTCAACGCGAGCAAGGTCGTCGCCTCGGAGGAGCTGTGGGCGAAGGTCGCCGTGTTCGCAAAGGTGACGACGCAGATGCTCCAGGCCGGATCCGCGAGGATCACGGGTGAGTTGCTGGCTG